GACCAACTGTGAGGGTGGTAGATCCGTTGGCAGTGGCGTTAACAGCTGTGCCAGCCTCATTAACAAGAGTAAAGGAATTGGCGACAGAATCAACAGTTCCGATAAAAGTAAGAGCAGGTATACCAGTCCCAGTAACCCTTTCACCGCCGTGTACCTGAACAATGTCAGCATCGGTAACACTTGTTATGGTGTCGCTACCGATGGAAGTTGTACCAGTAACTGTACCAGTGTTACTGACAATGCGAGCTGCAATATCAGCAGAACTGACAACGTTTGCATCACCAGCAGCGTCAGTAAGAGAAGGGGTCAAGTAGTGACCACTAATCTCATCGTCGTTATCAAGCGTAATGTGAACTGAATACTCAGTATCGTAGTCAACCAGCTTGACCCACACCTGAGCACGAGTTGGTTGATACGCACTGCTGATCTCACTGATGTTGTAGCGAGTCAGTGTTTCTGTGCTGTCGTAATCAATCTGTTTTTGGATGTTGGTTATAAAAACGTAGTCTTGAAACGACGTAGCCCTAAAGCGATCACGAGCCCTACCGGAACCACGCAGGTAACCAAGGTTACTAGAGGTAATGTTTGCAAAGGTTTGCTCAGCAGGAACAACAGTAGGCAGTACCCCGCTTAGAGGTTCAATGTTGGAGACACCAGTAACAAACGTGTAACTAGATTCAACAGTAAGAGTTACGCCTGTAGTTGTTGCCGTTGCGTTCTTATCTAGTGTTACTCGTGAAGTTGCTGTATCAATATCAAGAATCTTGGTGCCATCTGGAATACCAGTACCAGTAACACCAGCACCAACATACAGATCTGTCATTGAGCTGACAGAAGCAACAACAGCAGAACCGCTAGTAATGTTACCTGTACGGGATACCGTACGGCTATCGTCTACAGCAAGAAGAACAAATCGTTCAGTACTACTGCGGTTGTAAACAAAGACCCAAGCTTCATCCCACTTAATGGGATTGGTCAATGTTAAACCGCCAGCGTTTTTAGTAAGAGTATCAATACGCTTTACAGGCACAGAGCCCAAGCGTTTTTTGAGACCCTCAACGAGATCACAGTTACCGTTTTCAAGCACCTTGGCAAAACCAGGCAGCACAAAGCTATCCGCTTGCTGGTTTACGCCTTTGTTCAGTGGGCCAATGATTTGGCTAAATAGTTCTCGTGACATCAGCGGCTCAAAATATCGGGACCAAAGTTAGTAGTCACACGACCACCGTACATATCATCAGGACCGCTGATGAAGTTGTAGTTCTGTGCCATATCCTCAGTACGCTTCAAGGTTTGCAGCGCACGGTCCTCATCTTCAGCTGTGTAGCTTTCAATACTTGAAGACGTTACAGCACGGTTAGCAAAGATACGTCCAGCACGGATCGTAATGTAACGCCGCCCAGTTTCTGGAATACTTTCCCATTCCAACTCCTCAACAATCTCAGCAACAAGATCGCTGGTGTTGCCAGTCATTGCGACACCTAAGCTAGTTCTAAGATCGTATGAATTTTTAACGCGATCAAAAAGCCGCAAACCGCGAAGAACGAAACGCTGGCTAGGGTACGTGAGAGGGTTGAACCGAACGGCCAGGGTGTTACTGGGAAGTTGGGACTGACCTGTAGAAGCGTCCAGAGGTATGGAGTCATAAAGCATTGTGTTCCAGGACCAACCTGCTCCCTGAACTTCTCGACTCACTTCATCAAGAACTTGATCTGCCAGGCTTACATCACCTGTCAGTGGAGGAACAAGACTGTTTACAGGAGCTTCGCCAATAATGGCGAGGAGCGTGTTAACCGCACTGAGTTTACTAGTCGCCATTATCGCAACAAAAAAGGGGAAACATTTCTGCTTCCCCCATTGTATTGGTAATTAGCTATTAGCTATTTATCAATAAGGATTGCCATCGTGCAGCAGGCTGACGCAGCACTCAGGACGCAGCACACCGTGACCCACGGCATAGCTAGCAACCATCATGGTGCTTTGAGTCATTGCCTTGTACTCAGCACCGGTCATTTGCATAGACACGTCCTTCAGAGAGACAGTGCCCACGGCTTCCTTGGTGAAGCACAGACCGAAGCAGTTAGCGATGGAGCTGGTGTTACCCTGCTCATCTTGCCAGTAATCGTTGTAGCCAGAAGCAGCCTGACCGTCAGAGCCGTCGCGGCCGTTGACGTAGTTAGGACGCTCACCACGGGTGGTAGCGGATTGGTTGTTAATACCAACGTAGGACTGACCAGAGGTGTAGCTGTTGATACCCAGGTGGTTAGAAGTACGCAGGGTGAAACCAGCCACAGAAGCAACACGGTTAGAAGCAAAGGTGCCGTTAGCACCAGTACCACCGTTGAAGTCAGTGTTGATTGCGCGGTCAGAAGCCAGAACGTCGTAGTAGGCGCCAGGGCTCAGAACACAAACGCGACCGTCCTTAGGAGCATCCTTTTCGTCCAGAGCTTGGCAAGCTTTGAACAGGTTCTCAACGATCAGATCGCCACGAGCGTTACGATCAGCAGCGCCGTTGAGGTTGATGCCGGTATAGGAAGTACCACCAGGCAGTGCGTTCAGAACGAACAGACGCTCGCCAGCGGTGAAGGCTGCCAGAGAGCCAGTACCGATAGCGCTAATGGGGCTGATACCGAAGGTGGCTGCACCGTTGGTAGGAGCGGTGGTGATGACGGCATAAGCACCGGAATCTTCACCATAAACAACTTCACCCACTGCCCAGTAGCTGAGTTCAGCGGTAGCGAAGTTAGCGCTCATCGTGATGGTGGTACCCGAGACAGAGCTGTAGGTACCGCCTGCGATTTGGAAGCGCTTGGAATCCCAGTCCTTGACGCGACCGTCAGACTCAGAAGCAGTCAGCAGGGTGCGAGCAAGGCGCTGATCGTAAGCCCGAGCCAGAGCGCGACCAAGTTCGGTGGAGTAAATGCTACGGACGTCCCAATGAAGTTTAGCTTCATCGAGGTCGTAGATCGAAGCATCAGCAATAAGAAGGTCATCAATGGTGATGATCTTCTCACCGATCATTCCTTTGTTACCTTGACCGGTGATCCAATCACCAGGACGGTGGTAACGGCTAGAGAAGCGACCAGTAATGGGGAAGCTTGCAGACTTGCCCGAAGAGATCGAGCGCTTCATCGTGAGATCTTTAAAGATCGTTTCACGGTTGAAGGTGGTCAGAACTTCGCCAGAAAAGATCTTGAGGAAGTTAGCGTTTTCACGCTCAAAGTTACCGGCGGCAGAGCCAGCGTTGTATTGAACGCTATTAATACTGCCCAACCGGTTCAGAGATGCAAAATCAGGCATTTCTAAATTTGGTTAGAAGTTACGTCGCGCTCGCTCTACTGTTGTTATCGCCTCAGCGGCAACAATGTTACGTTCGCTATTTCGATATTAACCCCTAGGACCAAGAACGTCGCTACGAAGTAGCTTATCTTGCACGTCCTGGGTGTAAGCAGTGTCCTGCAAATATCGAGGATCGTTCATAGCAGCCATGACTTCTTGGCTAGAGCGGAACACGTCACTGCTGTTACCAGACAGCTTGCCACCGATCAAACTAGGCTCACTACCTACGTTGTCTTGATACGCATATTGCAGTGATTGCAAGGCGTTTCGAGCTCGGTAGTAGTCACCGCTGTTTACTTCGCGGTTGTACGCATCGAGTTCAGCTTGGTCAAGATTTGTGCGAGCCCACTCTTGAACTGCCGTAAAGGCTTCAGTTCCACCAATACTTTCCATAATGGTGGACTCCTCTTCTTTAGAGAGAACTGAAGTTTCGGGCTCCTGATTTTCTTCAGTAGTCTCTTCCTCAGGCTGTTCTTCTGCTTTTTCATAGCCAGAACGACCTCCAAGTTTCTTCTCAAGTTCTTGATAAGCCTGGAGAAGGTCATCGGCAGATTTGAATTTGCCACCGATCAGCTCCTGTTGTTGTTCTTGCTGTTCAGCTTCCTGAAGAGTTTGCAAGTCTTGTTCGTTGTACGGTCCCGTTTCTTGGGACAGCACACCATCAGCAACGACTTCCATAATCAGCCAATACGCAGAGTGAGATCAGGGTACACCCAAACTGGCCGTTTGTTCTTAGCAGCGTTTACATACTGCTCGTACAGCGCAGGCTTCTCTTCTTTAAGGCGATCTAGAAGTTCTTCGAGCTTAGTTTTCTTGGGAGTTTCAACTTCAGCTTCAACTGGTTTAGCCGCCGCTGGTTGCGGCTTCTTGCTCGGCCCGGATTGAGTCATTTTCAGCTTTAACTAGTGCGGCCTGTTTTGCAGGATCGTTGTTTGGATCTTGCGCGGCCATTTGTTGCTGCATCATCATAGCTTGTTGTTGTTCTTCTGCCATAAGTTCTTCTTCGCTCTTGATGAGTTTGTACGTATCCAAACCATCAGAAGCAGCAAGACGAGTAATAAGCTCTCGGCTATTAACAAACCGTGCCATAGCCTCCGGTCCCAGTGTTCCGGCCAAGGTCTGT